TGGACTATTTAGAAAATACATTAAAAATTATATATTAATATGGAATATAACGAATATATATCGCTTTCGAAAAAAGATATACTAAATTTTATAAGTATGGTATATCCTTTCACAAAGACGATTATAACTAAAATTGACTTTTACGTACGTGTTACGTGCTTAAATGATAAAGAAGTTGAATTTTTCTATCAGCAGGGAAATTTTAAGCTGCGTATGATTGTTGAAAATCATAGTGGAAAAACAGTACCGCAATTTTACATATTTGTAGAAAGTTTAAGAAAAATCACATCAAGCGCGTCTGAAAAGGTATTATTTGTTAAAAAAGACGATTCGTTTCATACGGAGGTTTTAGGTCAGTTAATTTATGTAGATACTGACAATTTCAAAGATCTAAACTCAAATGATACTTTTAACATTCCAAATAATGATGGAATTTTAACAGATAAGGAAGTAGCATCTAAAGTTTTTAATGATTTTCAGTTTGTTTTCACTTTTTCTGGTTACGCTACGGATAAGTGTTTAGTTTTGCACGATGGTAGGTGTTATTATAATACAAATTCTTGTGTCGTTTCGGCACCTTCACCATTAAATTCAAAATTTGACGCTTTAATTCCTTCTCAGTTTGTCACCCTTCTTGGGGCATTGTTTAAGATAAGTGAAAAAGATGTAATTTTCCATAAAGTAAGATCGGATGATTCGAAATTCCTTATCTTTGTGGCAGATGAAGGAAGGATCCAGTTGCAAATATTTTATTTTGATGATATAGATGATTTTTTCAACGATAGTGTAAAAGGATTGTTGAATTTCACACAATTTAGCAAAATCAAAGATGATACACTTTACGACTTAATTAAGACAATTTCAAATTTCAGTTATTTATCGAATGTTTTAGTTTTAGATGTAAATACAAACAATCTAAATATTAACATATTTTCGAATGATTTAAGTAAATCATCTGTTTATAAATATGAGTTAATAGGTGATTGTCCGGGGAGTTGGGAAATGCGTGCGATGGTAGATATGTTAAAGGCTATTTTAGCATTAGATGTTAAAGACATACAATATACATTTACCGAGCATGGTTTAGGTTTCCAGTTTGACGATATTTGCATCTTATTACGAAAAAGAATTTAACTATAAATACATAACACAATGGCAAAAAAGATTAATTTAACAAATACACTCAAGGATAGAGTAGTTGATTATGTTAAAAACGCTATCGAAAAGTTATATATTGGACTTTCAGGAAAGCGTTTAGATTCGTTAAGAGTTGATTTTGGTACGGTAAAAGTTGATAATATTTTAATTGCCTCTTTTGATATAAAAGACAATAAAATACTTTTTAACATTGAAAAAGCAAAGCTACCAGATTCACAAATTGCAACAAGTAATATTTTACCAAATTGGTTTAATGAGAAGGCCGTTCCTTTGGTTACAGCAACAGGCGTTAATTCGAATGCTCTAACTGCGATATATAGTATAAAAGATGGTAAAATTAACACAGATTTCAGTTTTCCAATTTATAGAAGGGATAAAACCTTCTTCATTGGGGATTCAATTCTTGATTACGGTGTAGATTCAAATGTTAGTGAAGGTGTAGCAACTGATATTTCGTCTTATCAAAATTTCTATAAAGATAAGATTGTACCACAATTTGGAACAATTGAAGAAATTTTAAGACGTATTTTTGCATCAGAATTTAACATTAGTTCATTTATCCTTTCATTGTCAGTATCCACGTCGCCAGGAGTGTTAAAAGATGGTTTTGCATACGCTTACGGAAATATAGCTGATCTGTTAAAAGATTATGAAGATTATTTAATGGCAATGGGAGTTAACATTTTTCCTTTAATTACTGGTTTAAGTGTTTCTCCTGTTGAGGCATCAATTTCTCAAATATATTTATCTTTGGTTGAGAGTTTAGATAATTTATTTGACAATCTTAATGATTTATCGGCATCCACTTACGCCTTAGGAAATTTTATAGCTTTTTCACTTCTTTCAGATATTATTAAATTAAGATCTTTTAATTATCGCCGCGTGTTATCTGTTGGAAAAGAATTAGGAATAAAGGTTGAAGATGCGAAAGTTAAAAATGTTGATTTCCTTCTCAGCTCCATACATGATTCTGAAAATGTTGTAAAAAGGAATATTAATGGTAAAGAGACCAGTGCTCTTGAGTTTGATAATTCCGAATCAGCAAGTGAATTTTTAGAAAAAAATGAAGGTTATGAGCAGGTTGATGAAGAAAACGGAAAAGTTTACCTTTCGTTAAAAGGTCAAAAATAAAGATTATTTGGTTATCGCAAGTTCTTTTTTCGGATTTTTACACGTTACTATTTTTTAGTTTGGTATTCCCTGGCTGTGAAGCTGGGGAATATTTTTATATAGAAATTGCTAAAAAAGACAAAATGAACATCAGTGTAGCAAAATGTTTAAAGTAGTTATTTATACCTAAATCTTTGATTATTAACGAGTTAAAAGATTAGAAATATATACTTTTATCCCTGAGTAAATTTTCAAAAACGGCGATTAGAACATTATGGAAAATTTGAACACGGTAAACCATTGGAGTTTTTATTTGAAAAATAGTAATTTATACGAAAAATATGGATTAACGTTAATTAAAGAAGATCTCCCTATTGGTGTAACTGTTAAAGAGTGTGATTTCGAGAATGATATAATTTTTGAATTTAGTCGTTTTTTCGATGGTTCAAGGTACACAAATATTGACACTTTCGGTGTTATTGGTTTAGCAAGTTTTAACTTTTACAATAATACAACTATTTTAACAGAAGGAGTTTCCGACTTTCTTACGGCAAGATTAATATTCTCAAAAAATGTAAATGTATTAGGAAAGACATCCTCCTCTCCGAAGCATTTAATCAGTTTTCTAACTAATTCTAAAAAGGTGTTTATTTGCTGTGATAATGATAAAACGGGCTTAAATATTGGTGCAGAGTATAAGAAATATATTACTTTTGCAGAGGTTTATTTATATGCACCTTTTTCTGGTAAAGATATTTCCGATGAGTGTTTTTCTTGTGGTTCTTCGAGATTATTAGAACATTTCAAAAAGTTCATAAATAACAAAAATTAGTATATGTTAGCAATAAAATATAGGCCGTCCAGATTTAGCGAGGTATTAGGTCAAGATATTGCAAAAAACGCGTTAATAAGTGTTTCTAAGTCCAAATTGCCTGTTAGGTCTATTTTGTTAGTAGGTGATTACGGTTGTGGAAAAACGACTTTATCTCGCTTATATGCAAGATCTTTATTTTGTAAAGATTTCGAAAAAACAGGAGATGTTTGTGATGGTTCGTGTCCTTCATGTAGAGAGGTACTTTCTGGAAGATCTTCAAAATATCAGGAGTTTGATTCAACAAAAGTTGGTAATATAGAATCGATCCGTGGGCTATTAGAATCGCTCTCTTTCGCGCCTTCTTCTGGCCGCCGGGTAATTGTATTAGACGAGGTTCACACGGCCTCCACAGCGGCCCAGAGCGCCCTCCTGAAGGCTTTAGAGGAGGGTATCCCAGGTACCACTTTCGTCTTTGCGACAACGGGCGACGTACTTCCTACGATTCGCTCACGTTCATTAACATTAGAGCTAACGACTTTACCTTTTTCACTTATTGAGGAGCGTGTAAAATTTGTTTGCGAAAAAGAAGGAATTGATATAGATTTGCAAAGTATATCAAATATAGCTTTAAAATCTGGCGGCCATGTTCGTGACGCTTTGTCTATTTTAGACCTTTTCACACTATATGGAAAAGACGCCGTATCAACATCGTACGGTGCTTTTTGTGTTTTTATTCGTGATTGTTTGAAAAAGCAAGATTTTGAAGACTCTTTATCAAAATTACTCCAAAGGCCGATTCTTGACATCAGACGTACTATTTCGGTTTTTATAAATAATTGTTTACAGGGAAAAGGTGAATTTGAAAAAAAGCTATACAATCGGAATTTAGGTTTTACCTTTTTTCAGTATTTTTACCGTCCAGACGTCCAGCAGGCTCTCGGGGATGAGTTGGGTATGGAAATAGTTTTAAGAGCTTTTGCAGAAATGTTAAAAAAATGATAAAGTTAGATTTTGAAAAACTCAAAGAGGTTTTAACGGTTCCTAATAATCAGATGACGAGGTTACATTTGACTGCGTTAGAAGATTTAATTAGGTTTATTTTTAATAAACATTTATTTTCATATAGTCACTATTATGAAGATTTAAGAGATTCTGCAATTGCAGCAGTAATTGAAAAAAGGAAATATTATGATATTAGTAAAAATTCATTCACTTTCCTTTACACAATTATACGTAATGATATGACAAATAACATCTACCATTGGACGAAATTCAATCAGGTAGAGTTAAATGAGGTAAAAGAAGGTGAAATTTCAAGTTCTTACGAAATACGACATGAGTGTCCGTCTGTGAATAAATATGCAAGCTATATTACAGGTGATAAAAAGTTTGAATATTTACATTTAAGCAAAGACGAGGCATTTGAATTATTTATATTTTTGAATCAATTTAAGAAGTTAAAAGAGGTTCCTCAGTATATTAAAGACATTAAAAACTCACAAGTTCTATTATATACATTATTTACAAAAGTTTGGGATAAGTTTTAATTATGGAAAAGGAAGAAAAAGTTAATACGATTACGACTATTGAAAAAAGTTACGAACAGGGAAATGCTGAAGCCACTAAAGATTTAATATATCGTGCCCTTGTTAAAGGAGATTTAACACCTGTTGAAATTGACAAAATTTCAAGGATGTTAAATGTTGATATGGCGGATTCTTTGTTAACATCTTGGAAGGCTTTAGATGTAGCTGTATCACGAATTTCAAAAGCATCTATAATGGTAGGTAAAGTTCTGGGTGAAAAGTTAATGGATGAGGAATATTTAGCATCAATGGATCCAGAAATCCTTATTGACATATATGCAAAAACTATCAAAATTCAAGTTGATACAATTGATTCAAAAAGACGTCTGCTTGCTGGTAAAGATAAAATCATGTTAGATCCTTTAACAAATTCGGATAGAGCACTTATTGATATTCTTTCACGTTTTTCGCCTGAAAAGCAGGAAAAATTAAGAAACTACATCACAGAATTAGGCAATACGCCTGAATTGCAATAAATATGAAAGACAGTAAAATTGAAGATTCATTAAACGTATTATTTCCGACTTATCAAAAACCTGTATCTTTTAGCGAGTTTGCTGTTTCGCCAGATTATGCAAATATGTATGATTTATACCCTTATTGGCAAAAAGTAGGCGATTCTTTAAAAGATCCAGAAGAGCTTATTCTTGATGGTTCTTTGGGAGGTGGGAAGTGTCAAGTTGGTGATACAGTAGTTTTAACAGATAGAGGTTTAAGAAGGTTAAAAGACCTTGTAACTGTAAGAAGTGTTGACGGAACTAATCCGTTAACACTTCGTTCGTTTTCTGAAAATTTGTTAGAACGCTTCGGGTCTGGTTATTATTCAGGTTTTCGAGATACGAAAAAGTTAAAATTATCTGATGGTACGAGATTAGAATGTAGTTTACATCACAAATACAAAGTTTGGGATGTTAGAGATGGTAAATTTACTTGGAAAGAAGCCAAAAATATAGAAGTAGGAGATTTGTTAAAAGTTGATTTAACTATTCCAGTTGCTCTTTTTGATTCGGCTTTATCAAATAAACGTGATGATAAATTTTTTAACATATTAGGAGAATGGTTATATTTTGCTTTTTTTAGCAGTCATTCTTATTATGAAAGATCTTCAACTGATGATCGGTTGTTTATTTGGGCAAAAAAGAAAGGAATACACTTTTTAGATCAGCATAGTAAAAAAATATACTATTTTGATATATTGAAGGAGATTCTCGGCGATATACCATCTGTTGATAATGTTATTAATTATTTATACAATGCTACTTATGATATACAGTGTGGCTTTGTTAGGGCTTTGTTACATAATTGGTTAGAAGTTAACGATAATGAAAATATCAAACTGATTAATGTTAAAAGATATGTAAGGCAGTATGGTTTAAAATTCACTCAAGATATACTACTTTTTACAAAATATATATTAAACGCTTGGGGTGTACATTCAAACATTTCTGAATCTTTGTTAGTTTTAGAAAAGCCGGCAAGAAATACAAATAATCCAGATTTCACAGTAGTAAGTGTTAAAGAAATAAAAGACGGGCACGCCGAGTTATTTGATGTTAATGTACCGGGGTCACATGCGTACCGCGCAAACGGAATAACTTCACATAATACGACATTTGGTATTGTTTACTCACTTTACAGAATTTACAAACTATTAACAATTCCGAATCTATTTGAGTATTTAAAGATCTCGCAGGTTTCAGAGCTACATGTACTTTATTTTAACGTTTCTTTAGCAAGTGCAAAGCGTTCTGGTTTTGGTGTAATGCGTCGTTTAATAGACCGTTCGCCGTGGTTTCAAAAATATGCACCGAGAGATAAAAAGATCGATAGTGAAATTAGGTTAAGTCGCGGGATAAGCATTATACCCGCGTCAAATGATAATCATCAAATATCTCTTAATGTTATAGGTTTTTTGCTTGATGAAAGTAATTTTAGAAATGGTGTAGGTACTGGAATTGTTGAGCAATATGAAGATGTAGCAAGGCTTTATTCACAATTGATAGACCGTCAAATTACGCGTTTCATGCGCAAAGATGGTTCAGAGGCTTTTGCGATTTTGGTTTCGTCAGCATCTTTTCAAACTTCTTTTACTGAAAAAAGAAAAGCGATTGTATCAAATAATCCGCGGGCTGCTATTGTAACGTCTGTTAATTATAAGATACATCCTGAAAATTACTCAAAAGAAACATTTACTGCATTTATAGGAACATCAACAATTTCTCCACAATTTGTTGAAAATGAAAAAGAGAAAGAAACGTTAATACGTCGCATGGGTTTTAACTCTTTGGAAGACTTGCCGGAGGTATATTCCAAGTATTTTATAGAAGTTCCAGAAACGTTAAGACCTGTATTTTTAACAAATTTTAATTTAGGTTTACAGAATCATGCGGGTATTCCTACACAGGTAGAGGGCAGGTTTGTTACGAATCTTGAAATTATTAGAAGTAGTTACCGGGCGAATCCTTCGGGCTGGTTTGATGGTATTTCTTACGAATTGTCAAATTTAGACGATATAGAGTTAGAAGAATTTATTAATGTTGAAAATATACAATATCCAGAGCGCCCACATTCATTCTTTTTTGATTTAAGTTTGACGGGCGACCCGGGTGGTTTTTCATGCGTTCGGAATGATTCGACTGCAAAAGTTAGAAAACATACACATATTTTCACACTTTCAATCAATCCTCCGGCTCCTCCGGGAGAGACCCGTATTTCTAAAATTTTCAATTTTATGCAATTTATCGGTGGTCATGTAGATATACAGGCTTTTGGAACTGATAACTTTCAATCGAAATATTTACGACAGGAGGTATCCGAAATGTTAAATTTAGAAGATATTAGGTTATCGATTGATAGTTCCGATCAGTTCCATTTACATTGGATGAAAGGACTTGTTGACGGTTCTTTTGATATGTTATATATTAGAGAGCTTCATCAAGAAATAGAATCAGCCATGCACGATTTGAAACGTAGGCGCGTCGTGAAGCCGGCGGGTGGTTCTGATGACCTTTTTCAATCTTTAGTAGGTGCATACTTTCTTTCAGATGTTTATACAGAAAATACATCTTATATATTTGAAAAAAAGAGTGATTATAATGTAGTAAGTTCATCACAAATTATAAAAATGCTTCACAAGCTCGGTTATCGTTAAAATTTTATATATTTGTAAAAATTAAATAAAGAAATATTATGTTTGTACGAGTTGTAAATATTAAGAAATTTGGCTTATTTAATAATGTTGAGGATAAGTCTGTTGTGTTAACTGGTGGAGGTTTTCCGATTACGCGTTCAATAAATTTAGATATTCCCAATATTGACGATTATACACTTTTTAAGGTTGAGCGCTCGGATACCGAATACAAGGTAAGTCTTAAATTAGGTGAAGAAGTTAAAGAGTTAATTTTTGAAAGAATTGACAATTTGAAAGAAGAGGAAAAACATTCGGAAGAAGCTACTGAAAAAGTAGAAGAAACTGTTAAGGAAGACGAAAAGCCTACAGAAGAAGTAAGTGAAAATACTAAAGAAATCAAAGAAGACGAATTTAAAAACAATGTTTATTTTCAAAGTATTGATATTTTAGAAACATCTGGAAAGGTTAACATTAAAAATGTTAATGATGATTTTCCTCCCAAGATTCCAAATTTTGGAAATTTCACAACTGAGGAGATAGCGATTCGGAATGAACTTAACCGACGCCGGGGTAATCTTACATCGGTTGTTAAGGTAAATTCACTTTTGGAGGAGCGTTTGTTAACGCGCGAGGACAGGATCCGTATTGAGTTAGAGCGCCGGCGCCGCGGTTATTAAGCGCTTTTTGATAATATTTTAGAAAAATGAACAGAATAGAGGGTTTAGGCTCCAGCATCATGCGTTGGCTCGGTGTTAACTTAAATATGTTAAGAAAGCCGGGTGAGTATGATGTACAAACTGGGACTATAAATGGAACGGGGCGGAGGCCGGGTGATGGGTTAAGAGGTACAAGTACCGTTGGGAATAATTTGGACGACGCCGCCATCCCGCCCTCTGTGGCGGGCTTATTAGACACGATCGTGTCAATGACTGTGGACGACGTTTGCATCGGTAAGGCGCCGTTATTTGCGTCCTCTCACAAACGAGTAGGACGTTCGTTACGTGAACGAATCAATAATTTAACGTTAGCATTAAATAACATAGTCCGCTGGGCGGCCACTGATTTATGCAAACAGGGCTTTTCAGTATATAAGACAATTTTTAACGATAAGACGGGCGACTTTAGTTTTTATCCTTATTTAGGCGAGGTTAGCATTTATTTGGATAAGAATTTAGATTTTATAGTTTTTGATAAAGATCAGAAGCGGCTTCGAGATTGTTTGTGTTTTGTGTATTACGATAAAAGTTGTTTAAGTGAAGAAACCACAAAAATTAACGGGTTGTCTTCTGATTTATTAAGAATTACGCCGGTAGGCATACAATTTAAAAATGCTTTACAGGCCGCTCGTGATTTAGCATTTATCGAGAAACAAATACAGCGTTTGCGATCACAGTTAAGAATTGTTAGGGTCGCGCAGGTAGAGGTTGGTCGTCATCAAGGTGATGATGAGCAAAATTTGGTTAATGAGTTTAGTGGAAAAATTAATGCTGAATCTATCGATTTAACATCTAATGATTATTTCAATGATGATATACCGGTAGTTTTAACAAATAGAGGAGTTGGAAATATTGACATAAAGGAGCACACCCCAAATATGGATATAGGTAATTTAACAGATTTAGATTACGTATTATCCAAATTGTTCATGGGGTTAAGGTTTCCTAAGAATTACGCAGATTTTACACAAAATTTAGGTGATACAGCCGTGTCACTTATTCGTTCTGATTTAAGGTATTCTAAGTTAATAGAGTCAATTTCTGCTGTAATTGAAAATACGGTTAATAAGTTCGTTCAAGATATACCTAATTTGGTAAAATCTGACTTAAAATACAAATTAACAAGAATCCCAAATTCAGAAACTGATGAACTGTTAAATGCTCTAAATTCTTCGACTGATTTCACATCAACGGCTTGGCAGCTTTTCTCCTCGTCGGAGGATCTTCAAACTGCGTTAAAATTATTAGATTCTGTACAAACGTTATTTTCGGCAACTACAAATGTTAAATCTGTTGATAATTGGGTTTCGAAAATGAAAGAAGCGTTAAAAGTACATTTTGGTGATGAGGACGGCGAGGAGCCTGAGATAGGAAATGATGGTTTGGGAATAAATACTTTTAATAACAATGATTTAGAATCAGACGATGATTCAGACCTCCCACAATTGCCAAATATAGACGAAGGTTCGGAGTCAAAAGAGTTAAATTTCGATAATAATGAAGATTTAACATAAGTAGAATTTTATGCAAAGTAAAAAAAGGTATAAAGATTTACTCAGTGAAAAGCAATTTTTACGTGTAGCGGAGCGTGCTCGTCAATTGACGGGCACGCAATTAGTGTCAATACAGTATGATGAATCTGAATTAATATTTAAAACTCTTTCGGCGACCAGAAAAGGTGTATATTATGAAGAAAGGATAAAAATAACATCTTTACAGGAACATCAAGATATGGAATATATGCGAGCAATGGTTGCAAATAGCAAATTATTGTCAGCAGAAAAAAAGGAAGCCAAATTAAGGGGCATGAGTCCTGTATTAGCAACGAAAGGTTTAGATAAGGCTTTACGTAATTCAACATTAAAAATTAGCTGCACGTGTCCTGCGTGGCATTATTGGGGATATAAATATTATGCTTGGAGACAAGGTTATGGTTTAATGCGTGAAAATAGGTATCCAAAAGTTAGGCAACCCTCCCAGCGCGGTTACGTTTGCAAACATTTATACGTTGTTTTACAGATTTATCCTTTTATTGCAAATACGGTTGCTAAAAAATTAAAAACAGCTGGTATTGTTAAGGATTCGGTAGAAAACGCAAGAAGAGTAAAAAAAGAAAATGCAAAAAAGTAAATCATTATCAAAAAAGGCATTAACGTCTCGAAAGATTAGCAAGGGTGTTACGAATTATTATGCAAAAAATGCTGGTTATCGAGATAAGAGTGCAAGATTAAGAACTGTTAATAGAAAGGAAGATGCCGTCAATAGCTGTTAAACAGGGGTTAATTTCGTCCCGTGTAGAGCATTTAAATAATTTTAGGCGTGTTATGGGGGATATACGCATAAAATTTCACGCTTTGAGTCAGGAGGGCGAGTTAATTTTTAACAAAAAGGAATATGATCATTACCGAGATACATACGTTAAGGAAGAGAAGCGAATGAAAAAATTGCTATTAATTTCAAAATACGCCGATCCCGAATATTTACAGGCTTCCTTCCTTATGGATAACGAGGATACGTTAACGGATATTTTAGAAAAGCAGCCTTTTGTTGTTTTTTTAACGTCTACAGATTTACCACGTTTGTTAAATCACGATGATCAAATTATTATAGGAGGTGTGTTATATACTGTTTCACGTGCAGCACCTGTAAATCGTTTTAATGATTCGATACAGCGTTTATTAGTTTATCCAGAACGGAACGAAAACGGATATAATATTTTATGATCAGTTTACTTATTTTTATATATTAAACAAACGCAGCATCAATGGATTTAGTAAAAACTGTTTATAGGACAAAATTCAGGGTTCAAGATTCGATAACATCCGAGTCAGGTGAAAATATCCCAATAATAGGTGGTATTTTATCTGAGTCGGAGGTGGTTTCTCCTAATGGTTATCGATATAAGGCTGATTTCTGGCGAGAAGTGTTAAGTAGGCCAAATGTTAAAGAATTAATAGCCTCTCGCGAATGTTTAGGAACTATTGAGCACCCGGAGGACGATATTGCTTATGATATTACCCCGTATGATAAAGCCTCCCATTTTGTAAAAAGTGTTACATTAAAAGATAATAATCCGTATGGGTGTTTTGGGATACTTAACACGCCTTTGGGAAATATTTTAAAGGCTTTGGTAGATGTTGATGTTCCTGTGGGTGTTTCCACGCGCGGTTATGGTGATATGTTAACAGATTCAGTAAGTCCATATATTCCCACAGATGGTTACGAATTTATAACGTGGGATATAGTAAGGCGTCCAAATTTTGGAACGTTAAGAATGACTAAAGTAACTGATTCAAATAAAATTTTATCACATTTAACAGAATTGGTTTCCATGTACGGTGAGCGCGATAAGTGTGTGGATAATTTACATAAAACAGGGCTTATTAAGGATATGGACTCTTTAATGTCAGAGCTAAAAAATGTTTTTTCTCGCATTTCTTTTTAACAGTTATATATTGTTATAGACAAAAACGAAACTCAATAAAACTTAATAAAATTTAATAAATTATGAAGATTAAGGATGCTATTAGTGGTGCGCGAGGAGTCTTTGCAACATCATCTGGAAAAGACGAAACGCAACGCATTATTGATAAAATGATCGCAAGGGGCAGGTTTAAGTTAAAAAGGTTGAAGGATAGTTATAAAAGACGTGGAACTGTTAGCAGGCGCAGACCTTCAAGAAATGTAAATGTTAATGATTCTAATGCTATTTCGGACGCTCGTCGTCGGTGTCGTTTGCGTTTAGTTCGTGCGTTTAGCGACTCTGCTGAAGAAGGTATTGAAACGTTAAAGGAAGAGCTTGCAATTGGCGATCAGGAGCCTGTTGATGTAATTAACGATGTTGTAGAAATTTTAGCAACTGTAGCCTATAATATGGAAGGTGAGGCCGAGGAGGCTGAAAAAGGCGGTGATGAAGATTAACAAATAGAAAAATTATACAAAATATGAATATTTCGATTTCAAAAAATTTTGATGTAGATAAGTTCTTACTTGATAGAGTTTCAGATTCTGAAAAATATTTAACAAGTGATAGAGGACTTAGTGGGAGCTACTCTTATGCTTGCAAAGAGTTAAAGCAGATCGCAGATCGCAAGGTTCAGTCTGGTCTTTTACGGAATTTTGGTGAATATATCTCAAATCCTATTAAAGTACGAGATTCAGATACTCGTATGGGAATGACGACGCCGAGCTTTGGTCCGTTTGTTCCTCATGTTTTACCGTTGTACAATGCTTGGTATCCAAACTTTCCTTTAAAGAAGTTGGTTTCCGTGCAGGATATGGATCAAGATGTAGCATTTATTTTACGTTCAACGTTAAAAACCGGTACCGCAAAGGGACGAGTAGGCAAGGGTCATATTGTTGAGAATCCCAAAGGAAGCCGAATGATTTACGGTGAATATCCGACCGGGCACGTTTTCGGTGAAGAGTTAAATAATCCTGGTGATTTAGTAACTTCTTCGGGTAATTTAGAGGGCGCTTTAAAATATCAAGATATTTTAATGGGTGATCTCGAGCGTGCAAAGACCAAATTTGTGGTAACAGATGGTACTGCAAAAACGTGCGTTTTCTCGGGTATGACAGGGACAAAGGCTACATTTACCGGCGGCGGCGCCACTGTTGACGTGGATATAATTACGGGTATTATTACGGTACACGGAACAACGGCGACGAAGGTAGTGGCTTCGTATGTTTGGAATATTGAAAACGCAACAGATCAAAATATCCCAACTTTAGTTGAGGAAGTTGATCGTCTCCAAATGCAGGCGACTCCGTGGTTACTTTCTGCAAAATGGTCTGTATTTGCAGACTTTATGAGAAAGACACAATTTGGCACCGGTATTCAGGAAGATGTTACGACCCGTGTGTTAAATGAAATGTACGATCATCAAGTTAGGTTTATTTTGGATGATATGTACAGTAACGCTGCCGGCGGAAATGTGACGATTTCACCTTTATCAACACCTGCTGTGGCTCTTGATGTTAAGGTTCAAGATTTCCTCAAGAAGTTAAATAATGTTTCTATGAAGGTTGCCGTTGAGAGCGGCCGTATGCAAGGAAATGTTATTGTAGCCGGCAATAATTGGATTAACTATTTTGATTCAATTTTAGGAAATTATAAGCCTGTTGAGGGCGGTAATGATACGGGCTTCCTCGGGCCGCGCGAGCATGGTTCTATTGGCAGATATACGGTATTTTATGATAATCAGTTGCCGGATAATAAAGCCTTTATGACATATAGGGGCACTCAGTGGTACGACGCTGCGTATTATATGGGTGTTTATTTGCCGATTGCGCCGACGGATCCGATTGTAATTAATGCGACCGTGCAGGAGGGCTTTGTGTCAATGGTTGCTAATCATTTTGACAAACCCAAAGCAGTCGTAACGATGGACTTAGATCCTAATATTTAATTCGTTTATATATTGTTTTTGAGTGCAAATAGGGCGGGCGGGTAATCGCTCGCCTTATTTTTTTTATTTTTAGCAATATGACGTTTGTAGATAAATTATTTTTAGAATATCCTTTACCGAAAGCTATATCTATTTGGGGAGATCCAAATTTAGCAGATATTAATAATTTGGTAGAATTAGCTTTAGACGACCTTTCACATAATTTACAGATAATTGAGACAATTACTGTAAATACCATGAGATATACTATGCCAGAGGGTACGAAGGCGATTCTTAACGTTATTTTGGAATTGTACTCACAGGGCAATGGATATGTGAAATGGAATTATGATAAACAATTACGTTTATTATATTTAAGGTATTTCCCTTCACGTGTAACTTATTCAAGAAGTGTTAAATTAGAAGAAATTGACAAAATCAAGGGCGTACGCGGGCAGTATGTTAAAGCGTATATTTTGGAAAAAATGGCTGCAAAGGAAATTTCTTATTTAACAAGTATTAAGTTAAATACTGAGGAGGGTGATATTGATTTAACTGCTTTAGAAGATTTTAGGAAAAAGCAGGAGGCGTTATATACTGATATAGGTGAAGATGTTTTAGTTTATGCTGGTTAAATTATGCAAATTATACGTCAGCAAGATTTATTTGATAAAGCCCTTACCGAGTCTTATATTCCGTTATTAGTTCCGAATGTTAGGCAGGTAGTTTGGGCGAAAAGTGAAGAATCGTTTGAGTGGGGTGATAAAAGTATCAAATATCCATCGGTATTAGTCACGCGTGAAGATCAAACAGGTTTTAACTTTGTTTGGGGTGTAGCTGTTGAGGACGATTCAGAGTTAAAAGGTTGTAAAATTTACCCTGCGGACTTTGTGTATAAGTTAAAAGTATTTGTTGAGCGGGGTGTAGAAATGATAAGTATCCGAGATTATATCCGTGTTTTGTACAATGACAACCCTTATGTTAAATTTCCTTGGTTTGGTGATGATGATTTTAAGGTCGGTTTGCGTTTTGTAGATTTAACAATGGATGAGGATAGATCAAATTTTGACACACGGGGCGCTTGTCGTGCTGTTTCTTTTTATTTTCAGTGTAGATTGTTAATTTTACAAGTTTTAGATTTACCGATTATTGAAATGGTACGAATTAGACAATTTATGGAAAGGGCGAGCAAGACGAATTACGAAATAATTTACAAATAGTTAATTTGTTTTTATATATTTAGAAAAGATAAGTTTATGGACGATTTAGTCAAAAAATTATTAGGTTTAGGTCTATCTCCTTCACAGGCTGCGTTTATATCGGTTGTTTTTGGAAAGATTTCAGAAACTTACACTTTACAAAAAGAAACATATTACGCGACTTCTGCATTTGTACCCGGTTTTAATTATAGAATAATTAAGGGAATTAATGAAGATTATGTAGAGTATTACGGAACGTTAAAAGAAGATAAAGTTGTAACGCTTGAAGAGTTTAAGACTCTTAATTTGCGTGAATATGAAAATATGCTAAACGAGCAGAATCGTGCAAAGTTTAGCAACTTAGTTAAGGAAATAAAAAAATCATTAAATAATAAGGAAAATGAGAAGTAATTTTGAAATTCTTTTTCGAGATTTAACAGATTACTCCAAACAGTCCGGTTTAGACGTTGGAGGAATTTGCATCACCCATCCGTGGGGTGTAGATAGCAAAATCGGTTACTATGATATTGACACCTTTTTGGATATGTATCCATTGTTAGATGGTGTTAAAATGAGTGATTCTTGGATAAATGCTTATCGTGCCTTCCTCGGTGGTTTGTCTATGATTGAGGTGGTACGTATTCCTGAAACGGACACGGAACGTTTTGCTTGTGTTATTAAAGCTACAGATATTGTAGCAGATAGAATCAAAGAAGTGTCAATGGCTGAGGCAACGGACGCTGTTGGTGTAATTACGTTAAAATACCGTGGTGATTTACCAGATCTTTACAATAACGCTTATAAGAAAGTTTCTATAAAGATTGCTAAATTACCGGTTCCTGCTGTTGCTGGTGATACGGATATTCAAGTAACATTAATGGCTACTAAAAAGCAGGATAATACGGAGTATCCGATTATTCAGGTTGTGGGGGCGATTGCAAAGGGTCGTACGGTAGACGGCATGGACTGGGATATTGTAAGTAAGTTAAAAGCTACTAAATACTTCGATGCCGAGTTTGATTATGAAAAAGTTAACGCTGCTTTTGCAACGATTACGACTGAAAAAGTAATTGAAATTACTAAAGAATCGAGAACGGCATTAACAGTTGAAAAATTGTGTCAAGGTTATACACAATATTTTGACAGTTTGGAAATGTCAACAGCCTCGATTTTCATCGACCCGGGCACGACGAGTGCGACAGAAGCCTCTTTAGTTTCAAAAATCGCTGAAGAAAGGTTAAATTGTTGTGCTTTGGTAGGTTATCCAACGGCCGCTGAGTGGAGTGAGGAAAAGGTTAAAAATTATTATGACTCTATTGCTGGAGAAAAAAATACATATTTTCACTGCATTAGCGAGGTTTTTAAATTAGGTGGTATTGATTATATTACTAATGGTATCGGTTTCCTTGCAGGTGCTTATGCAAATGTAGCTAATCAAGTAAATGTTAATCAGGTGCCGTCTGGACGTTCTTGGGGTTCACTCCGTACGACTTTATTCCGTTCTTTTACTGAAAAAGAGGTAATGAGAATGAGTAAGTTAGGTATTAATGGAATTTATAACTCTATTAACGGGCCGCGTCTTTGGGGTTTTAACACAATGTACTCAAGAAAAGAAAGTTATTTTGCAAAAGCAAATGTAACGCGTGTAACTCAACGTATTTTAAGATATGTGTATGAGGTTGCTATGGACGCCCTTCACACGGGTAACACTGCAAATAAGCGTACAATGGTGCAAAATAACATTCAGGCTGATTTAAATAGGTTAATTGCAGACGGTGCATTGAATCCAGATTCGTTCGTCCGTTGCAACGACGCTAATAACAGGGATATTGATACAAATGGCAAGCGAATCTTAAATATTGATATTTTCTGCCATTTTGTTTCGTTAATCGAAAAAATCAGAATTAAGATTTCTGCTTTCGATGATACTGTTAATGCTGAGTTATTACAAGTTAAATAATAAGAGTTTTTACAATGTCACATAAATTATCAACTTTTACAAGTCAGATTGGGCATCCGTTAAATACTCATAACGCTATTGTTGTAATTCCTAAATTAAAGGATATTCAAATTTTAGCAACTGAGTTCCCGTTCCCGAGTGAAAGGATGCAAAATTACACGGAGTACTTTCAGGGTGAGCGTGTTAAATTTCCTTCATTACCTACAAACGGCGGGGAGTGGCAGTGTGCCATGCCAGAGGGTGAGTTAATGAAAGTTAGGGATGCTTACATGGCGTTATATCGCACCATGTACACGCAGGACGCTGGTACTTTTCACTTTTGGAGTATGCGTGATAAGATGGATATTGAGGTTTACGCGCGTACAATGAACGGAGATGTTAATGGTTCTGAAAAACTGTTCGGAAGGCGTTTGATGGGTGCTTTCATGGTTGGGCCGGCAGATGTTAATTTAAGTGCATCGAATGCGACTCAACATTGGTTATGGAATATTACGTTTTCTTATGATTGGATTCAGGATATTGATAGTGAGACGTCGCCTCCCACATATTAACATTCTCGCTCCTTCTTAACATATTTAATATGTCAAAGAAGATTAATTTATTTCAATCTGTTGGTCTGGGTGGTGGCATGCCTGCTACCACCCATGAATTTATCTGCCTAATTCCAAGAATACCTTTATCAGCGTTATTAGTTAAAACTTTTAATCTTCCTTCGATAGAGCAGTCTTTTTTGGAAATACCGTACAAAGGTGATAGTTTGTTAATTCCGGATTTATATAATATTAAGACTGCTGGAGAAATACCTGTTACTTTTTACGAAAGTGCGTCGCATGGTGTTAAATTTGAAACATTGATGACAATGTTACATCAAATGATTAGTTTTAACACTCTTTTTGATATGTATATAACGCCTATACAGCAATCGATTCCTTCTTCATCGGTAACAGTGTTAAAAGATTGTTTTGTTAGGAATTATTCGTCAATGACTTATAATATGAGTACGCCGACGCAGCACATGGAAAGAACGTTAAATATAGTATATAATAATATAGTTGAATTAGTTACCCCGGCAGATAGCCATGTAGTACGTTCAACAATTTTAGCAGTTGCTACCAAATTAACATGAATAGCAAATTTCAAAATATTTATTCCAGTGTTTTAGATGGTGAGTTAAAAAACCTAAAGGGTATGATAGATCGTGCGACTACCATACCTGCGTTATTTAACCAAAAGAAAACAATTTTAATGGAGGCTTTGCGCAAAGGTTACGGTGCACAGCCCCAATACCATTTTGACGTTTATTTGGACTGGGAGGGTATTTATGAAATTCCAACAATTCAGAATGTTTCAGACTTTGGGCCGGATATTACGTTTAAATATGATAAAACGAAGGGCGGAGTAGTTCCGAATATTGAAGATTTTCAAAATATGTCAATTTCTTACTGGGATTTTAATACTGAGGAAATTACAAAAAATCTTTGGAAATGTTACGAGGCTCAATTGAATAATGGTCTTTTCGATATTACAAAAGTTCCTAAACATAGTGTTATTTTTAATTTTTCTTCTAACTTTACAGCAACTTTTGTGAATTGTTATATGGAGCGTCCGATGCGTCGCGGTTTTCAGACATCAGCCGGTTTGGCTGGATATTCATTTAATTTTGCTTTTGAAGATATTGATTTTAAAATAGAAGATAAAACACCAGATACGAGTGTTCCAAAATTTCCTTCACCGTTAAATATTTAGTTTTTTATGAAAGTTTACGTACCTTCAAATGGTTTATTAGGGACTTATTCTGTTGAGATGAAGGCTCCCACATTATCAGTATTAAATAAAGTTAGAGATTATTCAAAATATTCTTTAACTCGAATGTCTGAATTTGTTCGAGATACGACAAATGCAGAATTAGAAAAAATAACATTGAGCGATTTACAATTTTTATTTATGATTGGTGTCGCTTCGATGACTTTTAACAAATTCGAATATACAATTAGATGTGAATGTGGTAAAATCATAAAAGGTGCGATTGATTTAACATTAGTTGAGCCTATTAGGTTAAGTCGTGAAGAGGAGTACCCTGCAATTGTTGAAAGAGATGTAGCCGGGGGCCATTATAGATTTCGCTATTTGTCTGCAAAAGATTTTATTGACATTTCGGAATATACAGTCGATGTGTTAAATGATGTTGATTTAGACAATAAGGAAGAGCCGCAAAGTGCTTATCAGTTAATACAGGAGAAAGCCTTAACCTCCGTTTGCTTATTTGATTCGTTAGATCCTAAAAAAGTTGAAAGTGTATTAGATTTACCATTTACGGTCGTCCAGATGGCAATTGCTTTTCAAGAATTTTATCCACATGGTTTAAGCCTTTCGGACAGGGTAACATGTGATAAATGTAAAAGAGATTTATTAGTTAATTATCCAATAGATGGCAGTTTATTAGATTTTGATATGACTAAAGTAATTGCAAACCATGTAGCATTATCAAAATATTTGGGATATAGTGATTTTATGAATTTTACACTACCAGAATATTCTGCATATATTGACGCTCTAAATGCTCATATAACCAAACAAAACTCAAATGGCTAATATTGTTAAATATAGTGATAGAGATTCATTAAATAAAGCGCAAAGGTTATCAGATTTGATAACCTTTGGCGATTTTGTACAAATGCAAAAAGAGAGTCAAAATGACTTAATTAAGGGTTTTGACGCTGTTATGCAGCATAATTTAAATGTTGAAAATAAAACATCAAAAAAAGCCATTGATGAATCTTTGGGAAGTTTGACGAGTTTGGTAGCCAAGTATGAAAAAGCGAAAACCGATCAGACTTTTGAGATAAATTCACTTATTCAAGAAATTGCTAAATCTGTGGACGCTATAAATGTCTTAACAGATTCGGTAAATAAGGCATTAAACACAAATTACGAAAAAATAAATTTATTAGGTTTGGACAGCATTCGCGAATTAATTAATTTGCGAGACAATCCAAATAATAGAAAAGATGTAGAATATCAAAATGCTGTTAGTTTACGAACATTTAGCACATTAAACAATGTTAAGATATTCGATGATGTTAATAGAAGTGTATATTCTGTAAATGAGAATATATCGAAAGGCCGTGCAGAATTAGCTCAAATTTTAGCAATTTGCTCGGAATTAGCAACTCTTGATTTAAATAATCTTTACGGTGGAGTTCCTGCTGTTATGGGTAAAGAAAACAATTTACCACAAAAAGTTAATAATGTAGGTACGGCAGTTTCTCCGTATGGTGAGGTCTTATTACCAAAAAAACGTGAAGTTACAACTGTTGCAAAAAAGAAGCAAGATTTAAGAGTTAAGGATCTACGAGATCAGTTTTTGAAAGACAAAAATTTCAAAACCGGCAAAACGGTCATAAACATTCCTTATGAGGAAGTAATAGATGAAGAAAATGTAGAAAATGTAAATTTAAGTGAAGAAGAGCAGCTGGAGCAGGGTATTGATTCTTCTTTACCAAAATTAAGTTTACCAAATTTGAAAGGTATGAAATTACCTAATTTAAGGGGTATTTCCATGCCGAGTATTAACTTTCGTCCGGGTCGTATTGGTTCGGCGATTGGTAGTGCATTAGATTCTGTTTCATCTCGTTTTGCTTCCTTAACAAGAATCCCGGGTGCTACTCTCGCCTCCGTGCAGCATGCAATCCAACACGGTTTTGATAGTGTAGTAACAAACTTAAAAAAGTTAAAAGAAGGTAAATTACCAGCTTTTGAAAATGTAGCACTTGGTGGTCTGGGTGCTATGTTTGCGGCCTCCTTATTCTCTGAAAAGGGGCGCGCCTTCTTTTGGGATCTTTTGAAAAGATTAGGATCTGATATTTTAGGAGGTCTTGATGGTTTAGGTAGCAAAATTGTAGCCTCTTTGGGTGAGGTGGTTTCAAAAGTTGGTGAAGTTGTCACTCAGATAGGTTTGTCAATAGGTGCTATAAAAGAAATAAAAGTACATGATCCAGTAACCGGTTCACTGTTTACACGAAAAATTGACTTTATTTCAAATTTTTTAACTTCACATTTTCCACAACTTTTTAAGAGCGGTAATGGTAAAATTGACCAACCTTCAGAATTAGTTGGAGATTCAAAATTTCCAAATCCTTTCCAAATTATGGCACCTTTTAAATATGGCAAAAGTGTGTCAAATGCTCTTGAGGCTTCATATAGTGACGAAATGAGCGAAAGTGGAAAATCGTCCGGGTGGAGAGTAGGTATTAAAAATTCCGCAAATGTTTTGTATAATGGTAAAATATACAAAGCTACACGTGAAGATGATAAAAACTACTATTTAAATGTTAATGGGAAAGAAGTAGCTTTTAAGAAAGATATAGTTCCTCAAGGTTTTTTTCCGAGACTTTTGAATTATACGCCATTAGATAATAGATATGTAACAGCTGTGGGTGGTGCTGCTGAAGCCAGTAAGGAGCAGGAGAAATTGTATCTTTTGGATAAAGCTACTGAATTTCTTCATAGTTTTTTAGGAAAACGGAAAGATAGGGTAAAGGCCGGTGACCAGAGTGTGTTAAAAGAGCTTATCCAAGCCTCAAAAAGCCAGCGTGCAAGTTTCGGTACGTCGTTTTTAACAAATATGTTTAACGCCGTTTCACGAAAATACGCAAGTAATGGTGGAAATTTAAGCGATTTAATTTCTAAAGAAGTTGCAAAAAATGCAACTATCTTAGATTACACTGTTTTGGTTAAATCAGATGGAATGTACGCCCAATTCGTTCCGCATGATGGAAAGTATTTTAACAGTGATGTTGAAGCAAAAAGATACACAAATACACAATATCCACGTGGTATTACTGAAAATATGAAAAAACAGGCATCTGCGATAATAGATGTTTCAAAAGATCCTGATTTTTTATTAAAACCTGTATCTTATGCGAGTGTTCAGGAAAAAAAGGAATCCGGTGTAGATTTTAGCAATAATATACAATCTCAGCCGGGTATTGGCATAATGCGTCGCGATTTGTTAAGTACTTCAACCGAGCCAATGTCGTCCAGCTCCTCTACATCCTCCTACACGTCACCTGGCGGCTCGTATGACAATCAACAAATGCTAATGATGAAAAGTGCCGCCGGGTACACAGGAGCCGAAATAGGCGCCCAGACGGGCTTTGGCGGGGGCAGCTCGCAGCAAACGATTCCAAATTTGGATCCATCAGCATATACGGGTACACGTCATCCCTACAGTGGTGTACCTGGGTATTTCCCAAAAAGTAAATTTGGTGATTTTGTGCGAATGATGGATCGTGTATATTATGAAGCAGGTGTTAAAAGAGATGACATTCGCCAGACGCTTATTGCAATGGACGTCCAGGAGACGGGTGGTGGTCAAGCAATTATTGGTAGTTATAATTATGGAAATATAACAACTAAGAATCCATCAGAAGGTAGACAGGCCGGTGATAAAGTTGAAAAATCTCATCCATTTTTTAAGAATTTTAAGAGTCCAATGGATTATGCAAAAGCAAAAATTGCTATGATTTCAGGCCATTGGGAGGTTGATATTACCAAAGATTCTCCGAGGCAACTTATTCACAAATTAGAGGGAATAAGGGGCAAATATGCTTACGGTACGTTATTTTCTGCTGAGGAGCAAAATTATATTGAAACTGGTCAGGGATATGATAAAATATCACAAAATGGAAATCGAAAATACGAGGTTGCTTTTGCTAAAAAATTACGTGAAAGGGGTGTAAGAGATATTTATACCGCACGCTCTGCGTATTACTGGGATCGCATTCAGGCAAATGCTCCTAATGTAGGGCGGTATATGACAGGCGGCGGTACTCCTTTCACGGGCGGTGATTCAATACTTGACAATATGAAATTTGATCAAAATATTGGAGATACTGTTGATGCAAATACGGAAGCAACAAAAGAAAACACCGACAGTCAAAAGGAGCTTAAAAATAGTTTAGACCGTTTGGTAGAAAAGCAGGCCAATGATTATAAGGCTTCTTTGCAAAATGATACACGTTTTGAAGATTTTTATAAAAGGTACGTTGAGCATCAGAATGCTACGGGGCAACCTGTTGAATCTTTTGAAAGTGTGGTATTAGGTAAAAACTTTCCATTATCTTTGGAACAATTAGAGGAGAAGCATGGTTTACGTAGTACTGTTAAAATTGAACCGGTTGCTGATATAAATAAGCATTTGGAAGTTTTAAAGAATATTACAAAACCAGTAATTGAGCCAATAAATGCAAAAACGGATATTAAAGATTTGGAGCCTCAAGAGGTTGAGCCGGGTGATTACGGTGTTGACGCCCAGCAGGTTCCTGCGTATGTACCTGATTTATTAGAAGATGATCCTGATTTAGGAAGTAAAGATGAGTTAAACAAGCCTGTTTCTTCTGTAAATAATGTATCAAATTCGAATGCAACCTATATTACGAATAATTATGGAAGTTTCAAGAATATAGGAATGTAAATATATTATAAAAATGAAGATAAGACAATCATATAAAAACGCGTGGCATGTTGTTATAAAATGTGAAGATTATAGATTTGATGCAGTTTGCACAAATGGTTATAATTTGTCAATACAAAGTAACATGCAAGACGCGTTACAATTTGGAAATTCAAGCGTCGGGGTAGCGTTTGGTTTAAATAGAATTTTGAACACTGCGCCGTTTTTCGATTATTCTTTAAAATACGCCTTTATGGGAATGCAGCCGGTAACATTTACTATTGAATGTGTATTACCGTTAATTCCTGAAAAGGGGCTTGATTCATTCACGAAACCTTTACAGAATTTAGCAAAGATTTGCCTTCCCGCTCGGGGGGCATCTCTTGCAGATGCTTTATCAAAATTAAAGGCTGCATCCACACAGGCATCGAGTGAGTATATTAAAGATTTAGCAGGTATTACAACAGAGGGCGCTGCAAATTTAATCGGTTTTATATCGAGCACGACCGGTTTTGACCTTCACACGGCAAGTAAAGAAATTTATACAGTTGTAATTCCTGAACAGGTTACAAAAAATTGCATTGTTTATTTTGGTAGCAAGGACGAGGGAAATTATTCGTCAAGAATTGAAAATGTGTTAATTCAGGGAGTTACGTTAAGTTTTGGCACACCAACCGTAACTTTGGACGGAAAAAAGACGTATCCTTCTTATATTTCGTTAAATTTAACATGTATGTACGGACGTGTTCCCACGGACGTATTAGTAAAAGGTTTAGTAAATTAATTATGGTTTTAGAAGAAAAATACAGTATTATAGATTTACCTACAAAGATTGCATCTTATTCGAGTAATATAAATCAGCAAATTTTTGAAATCTATAAAACTAACAATTCAAAATATAAAAGACATTTAGCCGAGTTAAATCCTCGGTATGATTGGGCTTTTATGGAGCCAACGTTAAATTTAAAATATTTACCTTATCAAGAATTGCAAGGAATTGACGTATGGTAACAATTCAAATAGATGGTAAAGATGTAGCTGCAAAAACTTGTGGTTTAAAAGAAAGTTTATTTTTACCGTGTTCAGAGGCATGGTGTGTTGCTTCTTATGCAATTTTTGGCCCAGCAACTGTTAAAACGGATACAGGGAGCAGTAAGGTTTGCGCGACCCGATGGGAATTAGTTGGTAATAATTTTATCAAAACGTCTTTCGTCCCTGAGAAATATGTTGAATCGTTAAAAAAGTCATTTTCTCCAATTAAAGGCGTTTATGATATTAAAGCTATATTAAAGAAGTATGGTTTTCAATTAGCGTATATTGGAACTTTCCCTGCGAAATACATAGAGATACCAAAGTTAAAATATACTAATTTAATGGATTGGTTGCCTACAAAAGTAACATCCGCGGGTGGTGTATTTATGACCATGATGATAGATGGTCAAATTTTGATAGTTGATATGGATTTTGTTTACAATAAAGAGCCGGTCGTTTCGATACCGGGTACAGCAATTTCAAATGTAGGAAGTGTTTTTTGGTCAAATTATGTACATGGGAAATATAACATAATCCAACATAAAGACGGCGAAACGTACACGAATACTTTAGAAATCGAAAAAAAGTTCGGTATTGCAACTTTAGAAGAAATTACAACAAATGATAAATTAGCATATCAGCTTGAGTTAGAAGCTCAAAATATGTATAATAGATCAAAATACACGTCTGTTAAGACTGTTATGGATACTAAAGGAGTTTCAGTCCCGGTGTCGGTTGGTTCGTGTGCTGATATTATGCAATTACATCCAAAGTCAAAAGATATTAAAGGGGTGGTTACAGAGGTTGAAGCCTGTCAAGGAAGTAACGAATTAGTAACAATTTCATTCCCAGTTTTATAAAAATACTTAAAAAACAATATATTATGCAAGGAGATTTTAATGTTTTTCGGTGTGTGGTTGAGACGAATTGTGAAAAGGATCCACATCAGCGTGTTAAGGTAAAGCATCCGAATTTATGGGAAGATACGTCTGAGTTAATACCTGTTGCAAATGGTTTATATTTGGATAAAGGCGATATTGTTTTACTCGTAATGCAGGACTACAATCCACGCACGGCCTTTATTATGTGTAAAATTCCAGATTATGCTCAAGAGAAAAAGAATCCTAAAAAGAGTGAACCTGTAATTTTTAAGACACAGGACGACGAGGCGGGTAAATGGATCGAAGCCCACGGGCGTAAATCGGAATGGAAAATTGAATCTGACCAAAAAATGTTAATACGTGGTTTTTGGAAAGATTTACAAATAACCACACCCAATAAGACAGAAATTCACATAAAAGACGATTATATACATTTAAAGACTCCGAAAGGTCAAAAAATAATCGAGGACACGGACGGTAAAATAGTTATAAAAAATACATTAACATCGCTTTATGATATTATGAAGACTTTACGTCAAGCGTTGTTAAATCAGCCGACGACTATTGGTGGGCCTTTTCAACAAACTTTTAACCCTGCGATCACTGCTGGTATTACGTTAAGTTTAGAAAAGTTAGAAATGTTGTTAAAAGGTTAAGTTTATATATATTTAATTAGTTATTATATATGGATTTACCACTTTATTTAGAATCAGAAAGGTTTGTTGAAGGTCGTGAAGAATTGGAGCAGACTGTTAAAATTTTATTATTAAATGAAATTGGCAGTTTTTTACATGATTTTACACGAGGTTCCTCCCTTTCGGTACATGTGTCAAATAATATAGATGTTGATTATAGCATACGGCGTGCCTTATCTGTTTTAGAAAATTTTCAAATACTACATATAGACTCATCTAAGTTTCCGAATATAGATTTAACATATAGGTACGCCGGAGCGACGTCTAAATTTACGTTCATTTTAGAGGATAAAAAAGACAATGCGAGATAAAGAATATTTTTTAGATGAATTAAACAAACGTTGGGATTCACCAATTGCAAGAAATCTTAAACGTGGCTTCATAGGCAACGAATTGTTAAATTTCGCTGCAAATGCCTTAGAGTTAAATGATCTTTCATATAGTACGCTATTACGTGAAAGTTTTCCTCAGACGGCTTCGTTAAAAGGTCTTTCGCTGCAATCATATCATAGTAAGTCATCTTTTGACTTATTTAGACCTCCTTATATAAAAGTTAAGGTAGATTTTTCAGGGAATCCAAATTATAGAAATTTAATTGTTGAGCCTTTTTATTTACAGGCGTCGGTCGGTAATTTATTCTACTATAATATAGAAAATGTAAAAATCAGCAAAGATGGTATTGCTACTTTTATGATGTATCAAGGAAGAGCAACATCTTTATACAATAAAGACGAAACGACCATATCTGTGGCTCCATTCACGAAAGGGCAAAAAGGTGCGTTTACATTTTATAAGGTAGTTGAAAGTTTCGAAAAAGCACGATATTATGGAAAATTACCAAAAACCGCGATGACAGAATCTGTAATTGTTACGGATAATTCAACAATTTTTACTGATGAATTTCGAAACTTTTACGATTATTTAACTGTAAAATCCAAGTTCGCGGTACGTGGCGAGGATCTTTCGTTAAATGTTTTTATCAAATCTCCAAATATGCAAGATAGTTTTAGAATTTCATATTTGGATGTAACGTTTCTTTCGAGAAGTGATCAAACTTTAGAATTAATTGACATTGGTAATAATAGTTATCCGTATGAAATTATTTCAGAATTTGATGGTTTAGAGGAAGATTTACATCATGCTCGCTTTACTATGTTAAAAAACATATCTTCAAAAAATAGTATTGCGACCCGTGCACAGGTAGAATCATTTGTTAGGAGTTATCCAGACGTTATTGACGCAAAATGTATTTCGGCACGTGGAAATTTGATAACGATTGCAGTTAAGCCGGCGGTTATTAGCGATACACATTTTGACGATATTATAGCTGAATTATACATTTTCGGCGAGGTAATTACTAATTATTCTATAATTCCGGGAACACCTGTTTATTTTGATGTTATTTTATCAGGAGATTATAGCAATAATACGGTACAATGGATCGATGATAGGTTATCTTACACAAAATTAACATTAAACGACACTGTTACGATTTCTTCACTTGTTCAGGAGTTAAAGAGTGTTGCTCCGAAGGCGATGGTAGATTTCAGACTGTCAATAGATGTTAACGGTTCGCTCGAGCAGATATATTCTAAATTAAAGCAAAATTCCGTTGAATTTTTCAGAAATGGTAATTTAATCGCGTGGGACTATTATGGTTTTATTTATGGTTTGTTAAATCAGCAATCACCTGTATTTAACAATATTTTCGCAATCGGTTCTGGTTTCGTCGCCTCGGATGGTGAGTTCTCGTATGTTTATGATTCCAAATTCACACGAGTTAGTAAATATTATCCAAACCAGATGCCTTTGCAAGGAGTAACACATTTTATCAAAAAGGGCGATCAGGTACTTCTCCAGTTCCCAGGTAATAAAATTGCAATTTATCAGGACTATCAGTTTAAAGGAAATACAAACATCGCAAAGACTCTTTTGGGTACTGTGTCGCCTCTGGTGCCTTCAACGGGAGGCACCTTAACAGTTACCACCACGGACGGCAATTCTTTCTTACAGGGCCTCCTGTGGCTTGATGATGGCTTTTTGCGGGTGGAGACGTTAGGCTCCTCGTGGGACACGGCCGTGTATCAATTCACACCTGATAAGAAAAGTGTGTATAAGACCGATTTATACAGCTACACTCTCGGTTTGGGCGGTTCTGCGTTTGGTAGTGTTTCTTTGCATGGTACAATGATTATAATTTTGTTAATTGTTAACAAAGGCCAGCCGAATGAAGAAACAAAGACTTTTATCAAAGATTTAGCAAAATCGAATCAAATGGGTATTGGGTATATTCACCCAATTACGACAACAATCGGAAATACACGTTTAAGAAGTATTTACAAAGATGACATTTGTATTTTAACTGCTTTTAACGGTACTGCTCTGGATGTTTATTCGGTTTCTGCTATTCTATTTGCCGGGGATAACGCAAACCCGACCTCTGATATTAAGAAAATTTTCACTTTAGAGGAGGGCGAGGAGATAAAGGTATTATCTGCAAAAAAGCCAAAAGAAGGAGGAATTACGTTTGCAGCTGTTAAAGATTCAAATACGCGTATAATTCAAATAATAGATACAAATGTTAAGGTCGTAACATCGTCTGATTACATGTATTATTTGCAAAATTTAGGATCTATTGACTATAATACAGGTGTAGTTAATATTGATAAAACGTTAAATATTGACAAAGTAGAGGCTGGTATTGAAGGAACGATAACAGACCGCGATTCGGCCTATCCTGTATTAAGAAATATTATACAAATATGAGAAGGCATTTTGACATACCATATTTGGAATTTCTTCGAGATTCTGCAACATGGAATGAATATTTAACTATATTATCAAAGTTAAGTGTAGGAAATTCCGAGGTGTTGGGTAATGGTGATTTTTTCACAAATTTCGTCCCAACAATGTATAATATAAAAGAGGTTTCTGGAATTAATGATTATTTTATAATAGAGCACACAGGCGATGTATATAAGTTAAATATCCCAAATATTGGTTATTTAAATTTATATGGAGAAAATTGCTCCCTCTCGGTTGATGGTTCTTTTTATTCCAGTTACGGTGTTAAAATAGAGCCTTATTCTGTATTATATGTTAAAACAAATGATATAGATAAAGCGAAAATAATCATCAGAGATTTCATTCCTCACAATGTAAGCAGAAATTTCTTTTATAGGTTTTTAAAAGATATTCTATTTTCGGATTTAGATCATCCTTTTTTTCGAGATGTTAATATTTCCAATAGATGGTGGATTGATAAATTTTTATCAGATGGAAATAAAAAGATTTTTTATGAAGATAAGAAGAAATTAGAATTAAAGAGATTTAAGTTAAGGAGGACTAAAGACGTAAACCTCTTTTTATATCAGTCAGCTTATGAAATTAAGGCCGGGGATATTGCAAAAAGGGGTGATGAAAAGTATAATATTACTGGTGTTGATGAGAATTATTTAACATTTGATAACACTTCTCCGCTTAAAAAATTACCAAATGTTATAGAACGTTCGTACGCCGTACCGGGTAATATGCAAAAATTATGGTATTTTGGTGATTTTGATGAAGAAGTTGCCGGTGTTATTCGTTTATTAGAGCGTGTAGCGCCGTACCGCGGTTTGGTAGTACCGATCCAGAACGAATTAGATTTTGAAGGTTCGATCATATTTAATGGAGTTTTAACATTACCGCCTCCGACTTTAGATATTGGTAATTCAGCTTTAGTTGTCACTGAGACTTTTAACATGAATTGGCGAATTTATACACAATTAGTAGTTTCAGTATTTTTTTACATTGCAACACCGCCAATATTTATAGAAGTTAATGATGGTGGAGAATGGATAAAAATTGAAGATTTAGACAGCGACGGCGGCTGGAAACGTTATATTTTTACGTTAAAGAAGAGTAATATTGGAAATGATATAATATCTTTGCAAATACGGGCGTGGAGTACGGCCAGTGCAGACGTTCCAAAGTTGGAAGATACTGCAACGTTAATTATTGATAAATGGAAGCCAAACGTTACTGAAAAGACTATTGATGAATATCCATTTAATTCCTTTAATTTTGACGATGCAAGTGGTGGTCGTCCTATTACACCGGAGCGTACGGGTATAAATAGTGATAATAGATCTGAAGATGTAGGTGGTGTTGGTGATAAAATTGAAATGAATAATGGAAAATAATAAAGTATATTTTTACGGTAAATTAACAATTGAGTATAAAGATAGGGTTGCTGAATTAAGCAACCTTATCTTACGTGAAGGGTATAAGGCTTTATTAACAGGTTTGGTTACTGGAAATACCCAAATAAGTCCAGAATATTACGCTTTTGGTACGGGTCTTTCTGCACCTGATATAGATAACACAAGTTTAGAAAACGAGGTTTTATTTAAAATAACGAATAAAAACATTTTAGATAATGGTATGCGTGCTCGGTTTGAGACTTTGTTAGATTTAGAAACTTTAGCAGATGGTAAAGTTTATACAGAAGCAGGTTTATATTCGAGTAGTGGTTCGGACAAAAAATTGCTTTCACGTGTTTTATTAGATACACCTATTAAGAAAATACAGGGCGAACAGTTAAATATGCGTTGGGACTACCATGCACATATTTCTTCTGGTTCGGGAGTTTGGTATAATATTGAAGATTTTAGAAATACAACAAAATTTTACTCAAAAATTAAACCGGGTTATTATCCTTTCGGGACGGTAATTAATGAAGGGCTTGTAACACAATTTAACGGCGGGAGTTATGTGTTAAAATACATAGATCTACAAAATCAGGATATAAAATATCCATTAACACTTACAAAGGATACGACTGTTTTACCTATTTTTGGGGCTTATGGGAAAGATTTTATCCCTGTTTTATCGAGTGAAAGTATGGACATTCCTCGCATGCTTCCTTCACATTATTCAGGAGGTATAACAGGCGGCCCTGGTGGAGCGACGGTATATTTTGGAAATAAAGGCGGAAGCTCAATTACTTATGATGATGGAAATACGTCAAATATTGTTACTTCTGGAAATATTAACATAAATGGAAACGAAAAATATATAAACATTAAAAATTACTAAAAATGCAAGTTTCCTTTTTACATGTAGATGGTAGTTCTGATATTGAGAATATTGTATTTTTTGCAAATACTTATCCAACAACTCCGAATTTTAGGAATATTTTAGTTTTGGATAAGTATGCGGATACTACAATTATATCAAAAATTAACAGTAAATTATCAAATATAGCTAATATTGAGTGGGTGCAAAATACACTATATCAGGGGCGAGTACCATCGTTAATTTATGCTTATAATAGGTTAAAAGACAATTTAGGAGATTCAGACGTTTTATGTTTTCACATATCGCAACTGAAATACAGTTTAGGTATTGATTTCTCAAAATATACTGCAAACACATTAACAGTTCCTAATGATTCAGCGTTTTTTTACATGTACGGCGCTTTAGCTGTTGAGGGTGTAGTTGGTACTGATTTCTCAAATTACGGAATATTAAATTTAACAAAAAGCTCAGATCCGTTCCTTTTCTCTGTTTTGGAAGCGTTTAGGGGTAAAGGGAACGAGGTTTTAGTTTTATCATTTTTAGCAAATGGAAAATTAGAATTTGTTAAAGATTCAGCAATTACCGGGAGTTCCGTTGGTGGTTCAGATTTTTTAGAGAAAAATGATGATGTTTATAGATTTCACAATTTAGCAGTTTTGGAATCTATTTTTAAATTTAACCTTTTCCCGGCTGCGAGCGATAGGTTTAGAAACTGGTTAGAAGATAAAAAGAGTTATACGCTTTTACCTTATTTTTCAAAAGGTGGTGTGCAGTCATTGTCTGGTTTGTGTCAAAGTATGTTAAAATATTCACTTCCTTGTGTTGTAGGTGGAGGTGTAGTTTTATGTTTTAACTTAACAAACCAAAAAATGCAAAATGTATTTTATTTAAATTCTGCTGGGCAGTTGGTACTTCCTTCAGGAACATATACATTTATGGACGGTAGCTCAGTTTCGAATATGGCTATTTTGGATAAAAGTAGGAATTATATAATTTTTAGAGTTTCATAAAAATGGAAATTCAAAAAAATGATAATATAAGAAATTATGGGTTATCTGGGGATGTTAGTTTAACATTAGATAACAATACACAAAATTTCACAAATACAATAACAAAAGCAGGTCTAAAGAAAATTTTAGATTCTGTGAAAGGTGTGTCAAGTGTTGCAAAATATATAGCTTTTGGTACAGGTGTTAACGTTCCTTCTGATGAAGATACAGGTTTAACAAATCCAACTTTCTTCCCAATTAGGAAATTTTATTTTAATGATAATACTAATAAATTAGTTTTTTCGTATTTAATAGATTCTTTTTCAAGTATTGATAACATCGAACAGACCGAGATAGGTGTTTTTGACGAATCCAAAACTTTAATGTTTAGCAGGGCTTTATTGTTAAATCCTATAAAAAAAGAAGTAGGCTTGCAATTGAGTGGAACTTGGGAATATTTGTTTAAAGAAGGAAGTAGTAATAAGGAACGTTATAGAATTGTTGTAGAGCCTTTCCGTGGTGCATATATTAACAATAATTTCGAGGACGGTTGGTATGTTAAAGGAACTATATTGCAGGAGCCTGTATGGTATAATTTACAAAACCGACAAATTGAACAGTATTTTTGCCTCGAGATGGAAAAATCGATCACTTTTCCATTAGTTGTTACTCAAGATATGACAATTGTTCCAACTTTTAACGAATTAGAATCAAAGCAAGAAAAATATCATCCTTATTTAACAGCGACTTTTGAGGCTACAAATAAATTAACACGAAGAACTACGAATATAGAGGATCCTTTGTTTGATTTCCGAAAGGTTGGTTATAGTTTATTAACGCACGGGCACCTTTCCGGTCGTGCGACTCCGAGTTTTACCTCGTACCATCCAGATGGTTATCAAAATATTAAGTTTATGAGAGACTTTTCAGGAGGCTTGTATTATCCTTGTTTTAATAAATTTCAACAAAACTCAATCAGCAATTATTTTGAAATGGAAAGAGTTCACGAGATGGGTAAAGAGGTTAGTTCAAAATTAATAATTGATATTTAATTATGTTTAATATAGAACAATATCAAGAGTCGCATATTATAACTGTTGTTAATAAAAATACATATAAAGCCGATCCATCACTTTACACTTTTAACACTTTTACTCCAATAAGAAGCAAGTTAAATACAATAGAAAAGTATGGAGATCCTGAAAATTTAGCACAATCTGGAAATGTTATGCCTCCAGTAGGTAAGTATGGAATTAGGTTTTTTATACATGTGCTTATCGAGGGAGATATTGATGTTAATGAAATTAAAGCGTTATATCCTCAATTCACAATTAATGGAGTAGCTGTTATTTTTTACAAATCCGAGCATACTGGGTATGGAAAGATAGTTTACAATTACTTAAAAGAAGTATGGTATAAAACTTATTATAAAAGTAGCTACAATTCGGTTTATAAATATTACTGGAATCCAGACAATCCTAAATGTTACTACTTTTTACAAACAATACATTTATCTTTTTTACCAGGAGGAACTTCTGGACATGTTGACGGAGATGGTACTGATATTTCTAAAGTTAATTTAACTGGTGTTGAAGATTTCTCCTTCTTCTCACCTTATTTAACAAAATACAACAAAGCCATAAAAGATTTCATAAATGATAGAGCTGAAGAATTAACATACACATTCAACGACTTAAAATTATATAAAAAATGGCATAATCCTTATTTTTTAGAGAGATCTAACAGTAATTTTCATTTTACAAAAATTGATAAAGATATAGATTTTTCATTTATTGGAAAAGTCTACTCAATTGCTCAGGGTGTTAACAGAGTTATATTTAACAATTCTTTCACATACGATACAGGTAGTAATCATAATAATTTTGCATCTTCTTTTTCGAGTGTACCAACATCTTTTATGTATGGAATGTTTTCTTTTATGGCACATTTTTACAAAGATTTACCAGAAGAATTTAGATGTTTGTCGTACATGAAAGGTTGGGGCAATGAGGCTTTTGTACTTTCTTCACTTTTTAAGGTACAGAGTCCATTGATTAATTTCCTACAAAATCTTTCTTTTATTTGTTCGAAAGGATCGAATATGCGAGTTAATGCTTATAAAGATATGTGGATGTATCATAATTTAGCAATTATTGAAGCATACGATCATTTTAACGTTTTTAGTGATATTACAGATGAGTTTAGGGATTGGATCGAGGCGAATCGTGACTATGTAGTTGTTGATGATCGTGAAGGTTATTTGCTTTCCACAGGAGAAGTTATGCTTTCTTATAAGTTACCGGTAGGATATAACAAAAAGAAGCATATTATATCTTTATTCATGCAGCAGAACTCAACAGAGCCAGCTACTGTTTCAACACATAGTAACCATATTTTAGAAATGCGGCTACTTAGCAAAAATTACCATTGCAATGGTGATATTGATCATAATGAATTTTTAACAATGTCTAATCAGTCGGTGTATAAAATTAACATTCCTAAATTATATTTTGGAAGTATGGATAATTCAAGTTATAAAAAATCTTATACATCTATGTTTCATCTTCCAGATGGAGCAAGTCGTGAAAACTTTTTAAGAAATGTTAAATTAAACCACGATGAAGTAGTTTGCCACGAGTTAAAAAAATCTAATTAGAATTTATGAAATCTTGTATAAATCCAATTTGCGGTTCTGTTTATTTTTCACTTTTCTACAATGATAGAAAAGTGAAAGATGTTTTAGTTAATAATCTTATCACCCAGAAAGGTTATAACAGTTTAACAAAGTCAGTTTCCGGATACAATTTTTTAGTTAAAGAGGTTCGCTTTGGTAGTGGTGTTAAAGAAGCTGAAATTACGGATACGTCCTTACAGGAGCCTACCTTCACTTTCCCGGTAACAAAATTTGAGTATTTTGACGAAGGTATAGGAATCAAAATGTTTTTTGATATTCCCCAAAATTCGTCAATGGACGGCGCTACTGTTACCGAGATGGGCCTTTTCGATGATAAGGGAAATATGTTATCAAGGGTACAATTAAATGAGCCTTTGTTAAAAACATCAAATTTAAGTATTACCGGTCATTGGGATTATTTCCTCGGTGGTTTAGGTAGTACAAAGAAGCTCTTTAAAGTCTCCCTTGAACGCTTCCGAGGCGCCCTGCTGCACGCTCTCTTTACAGATGGGTATTATAAGCCGGGCGCTCAAATAACGGCTCCTGTGTTCTATAATTTACGTGAGCTCGAGATAGATCATTTTGAAAACACGGAAGGCGAGATTGTTACTTTTCCTTATACGGTTACGAATAAGGACGTAGTAATTGTACCTATTTTTAGAAAAAGGTTAAGAGAGGATAATGTTAATGAATCTGATATTAGTCAATGTTATGCGTTAAGGTGCACGGATCCACATTATGCAAATTTTATTGATTGTGAAAATGGTACGGGTATTTCAGAGACTCGCAATTGTTTTTTGTATATAGGTTCTTTTACGAATTTAGACAATAGTATAAATAAAAATACAAATTTTTTATATGCAAATGGAGTTCAAGTTCGTTTAGATAAAAAAAGAAAAGCAGGTGGTATTCAAAATTTATTCCACACATCAGATTTAGAGGTTCTTTTGTTAAATAGAGCTTTTTTTGCCGAGCATTACAAAACTTCAAATATGAGTTCTTATGCTCTTTCAAAAACTTTATTTACAACTTTAGACACGAATGTAGATTGGAGTTGGACGGTTTCAGGATATGCAACAGGTTTAACAAATTTACAGATAAATAACAATTCTTTGGGTGGTGGATTAAAGGCCAATTGGTTAATATATATTGTATATTGTAAACAAACTGCAAGTAAGTTGAAAAACACTCAATCAGACAGCTTCTTGAGTAGTTCAAATATTTTAACTTTTAATATTACTTACATTTTCGTTGCCGATGGTTCTGTTAGTTTAAATGAGTATAATGTAGTAAATACTTATTTAGGTACAATAACAAATTTATCCGGACATTATAGACACATACGTTCAGAAAAATTTGGTAGATTTCCAGCTTATTTAGATACATCTGATAAGTTAATGAGTACAGTTTACACTGATAATTTATCTTTATTAGAAACTTTGGCTTGTTTTGATTTATCTAATTTATCTTCAATAATAGAAACAAATATTAACCCACCAGACGTTGTTATTGCTCTGGATGGTGTAGACGCGGCCGGCAAAATGTTAGGAGTTCGTTACTATATGCAGCCAGAAGTGTCAAATGAAAATAAAATGTATTTCCCTATGGGTGCACTTTCAAGCACTGAGGGTTATGTTAATATTTGGAGAAATGGTGGAAATGAAATATATTATAATAAAGTAAGGAAAATTTTCGAAAGTTTCCGTGGTTGGGGTAATGAGTTTGTAGTACTTTCTTGCATGGTTTCACGTTTTTCGAGAAGTTACTTATTACAAAATTATTCAATTCAGGATCCCTATTCACACGGAAAGCCATCCGATTATCAAGATATAGGTTGTTATCAAAATTTAGCATTATTAGAGGAATACTTTGGAGTTAAGATAATGCACGGTTTGACAACAGAATTTAGGAGGTGGCTTGAAGAAACGCGAATTGAGCATGGTCTTAATGGTAATGGTTTTTCAGATACTGATATGAGTATTAACGCAAGTGTAGGTTTCTGTGGTCTTCCTGCTGCTGCTATGTTAAAAGAAGTTCCAATTTCTCCGATGCGTCAAATTGGGAAAAGGTTAATAGTTGTTGATGTAGCGCCCACGGATGTATCTTCTTTTGACAAACCAGAGGACAATCCTTCTTCGGACTATACAGATGTTAAAGAATTATTATCTGTTGGTACTTTTTTACCTGCTTTATTTACTCCTGAACAGTTAGGGACGAGTTACACTGCTAACAATGTTATACAAAAATATCTAAACGGTTATAAGGTACAAAAAGTTAAAGGTGAGTATAATTATTATACTAACTTAGTAAAAATTAACAATCCAGAAATTTTAACACATGTTCAAAGGCCTTCACAAGTTTATGGAAGAGTAACAAATAGTAAATTTTATTTTCATGAAATGCCTATATCTTTTGGAGATACTGATTGTATTGTAACATTCTTACTCGGAAGAGATCAAAATAGAGTTTTGGGTATATATAATTCACAAAATGAGTATGATGAATTTAACCATAGTTTCGAAAAACTCTAATTTATGTTAATTTACAAAGATTTACATATTGAATAGTTATATTTGCCGAGAAATAATTAGTTGTATTTGAAAATATTATGTATCATGTAGGTTTATTTGAAGGTATTGGGGGCTTTTCACTTGCTGCATGTTGGGCGGGCTTAAATTCTGAAATTTCGTGCGAAATTGATGAAGATTGCCGAGACGTGTTAAAGTCAAATTTTCCAAATACTTTCTTATTTGAAGATGTAAAGAAATTAACAAAAGAGAATTTTGATGAAATTTTAATTAGTAAATATGGAGAAAATTATGGTGAACAAATGTTACTTACAGGAGGCTTCCCCTGCCAGCCTTTTTCCTACTCAGGAAATCGTGGGGGAGCGTCGGATAATCGCTATCTCTGGCCGGAAATGTTACGAATTATCAAATCAGTACGGCCCCGTTGGGTTATTGGTGAAAATGTTGCTGGGCTCCTCACAATGGTTTTGCCGCCCGAAGCGTCTGCGATGGGAAATAGCTCCTATTATAGAGAGGGAGTATTATTTAACATCATTGAAAATCTTGTTAAAGCAGAATATGACGTACAAACATTTATTATACCGGCTTGCGCCGTCGGAGCGCCTCACCTCCGAGAGCGGTTATGGATCGTGGCAAGAAGGAACGATCTCGGGGATAAACAAAAATTTTCTTTTGGGGACGCCGACGGTGGTTCAGGGGTGTGCAAATGCGAGTCGGAATCGGTGGATTGGGAATCTTTCAGATCAGATAGCACTTCTTTACAATCCAGGTGGGAAAGTTTCCCTAATTTCACACCTATTTATAGAGGATATGATGGGCTTTCCGACGAATTATTGCAAGGTTTTACTTGTGAAGATGTTCAAAAGGAGATTAATGAAGACAAACTTGAAAAAATCAAACAGCAAGCGTTAAAAGAATACAATATGCGTGTTTCTGCAATTTATGGAAATGCAATTGTTCCTCAAGTTGCTTTTGAGATTATTAGGAATATTTTACGTATAGAGGAGTATTGTAAAAATGATTAAAACGTTAAGAAGTACATTAGTCTGGCCTGGTAATAAAACTAAATTATATTTAACATTAGATAATTATCTACCGAAAGAGTCTTTTAACATTTTCGTAGATCCTTTTGTAGGTGCTGGTGGGTTTGCTTATAACTTCCTAAAAAGCAGAGTATTAAAAGAAGTTCACTTAAATGATCTAAAAGAGGATATAGTAAATTACCATAATATATTAAAAAACGATCATATATGGTTATACAACAATTTAATAGAATTTCAGAGTTTGTATCAAACTTCATCATTACAGGTGCGCCATGAAGTTTTTAACAGTGTGAGGGATGATTTTAACAAAGAAACAGATAAAAACGAAAGAGTTATACTTTTATGTATTTTACAAAGATTATCATACAATGGTAAATTTTCCGAAAATAACAATAAAGAATATAATTCAACTTTTAATTACGATGAAGGTACGGTAACTTTTTGCGATTATCAGTCAATATGTTTACAGCATGGAATTTTAAACAGATCGAAAACTTTTATAACGAATTTAGATTATAAAGATCTGTTAAAAACATTAGATGATACAAAAGCAAAAGATACGTTTATTTTCTTCGATCCTCCGTATGATGGCTCACAGCTAAAATATGGAAAAGAAAAAAAAAGTCTTCAAGAAGAGTTGTGTGCTATTATGCACGATTTAGACAAAAGAGGATATAGATTGTTAATGTTAAATCACTATAATGAGAATACTTTAGAAATGTATAAAGATAATTTCAATATTAACAGTTTAAAAAGAAATACATTTTTAGGTTCATCGTCAGCTAAGAAGTTAAAAGGCGATCAGGGAGAGATTGCTTATAAAGAGATAATTATTCGTAATTATCAATAAATATATTTTTCGAATCATACTCCATCATACCTTTGCGGTACAAAAGTTTAAGAATATGCAATTACACATGACTTTGCCGGGTGTTAGCTTGGTAGCACAAACTTTAGTAAGTAGTATTAATTATTGTCAAATAACAAATGTTGGGCTTTTATCAGGTTTTAACACAACTGATTATAAGAATACCACATGGGATCAAGTTAAAGGTTTTTTGATTTCCAACGGTGTTTTGGCGTATGGTAAAAGTTTAACAATAACAAGAGATAAGAATCTTTTAACATTTGGAATAGATATTCCGAAAGAAGTAAAAATATTAAAGCCAATAACTGGGATAATAGTTATTGCAATGGGAAATATAGAGTCAAATTTAGAGAATGTTTACGTTCAGACAACTTCACAAACAGAAACAGTTTTTGCGTTAAGCACCTTTCCGGGTAAAGAAAAGCCAAATTGGAGATCTTTGCAATTCGGAGTTAAATTAGATGTTTTAGGATCAAATTTTTAATTTTTAATAATACTAAAAATGACAAATAGTTTATATTTGGTAGATTTTAACAATTTATCATATCGTTTAAGTAGAGGAGATAATTCCGTTTTTCAGGATAATAAAACTGGTTTAAGGTATCATTTAGGGGATATTAAGGGACTTTTTCAATTTATCGAAGGATGTCCATCTAATACTATTTACTTTGCTCTTGATGGTTCGCCTACGTATTGCAGGGCTTTAGTACCTTCGTACAAGATGAATCGTGAATCTTATCAAAAAGATGTTTTTAACATTAATTTGCATGATAAGTTAAAGCTCTGCATGGGTTATGCTGAGAAATGTGGCAAAATATTAAAAGTTATAGGAATTGCAGACTGTGAGGCCGATCAGACAATTTCATCATTTGTAACGGTTTTTAAGACACCTAAAAAGATTTTCCCAAAAAGTGGAAGATTTTTGCAACAAGATACATATTTTGAGAAAGATTTCGTTGGAGTAAGAAATGTTAATTTACGACAAGCAGATTTTAATTTCGATGAAATTGTTATTATTTCCACTGATTCAGATTTATACCAATTAATTGGAGAAAATATATACATCGATTCAACATCTGATTTTAAGGAAAAGAATAATATTGAAACTATAAAAACTGTTTCAAATGTAGCTCCTTATCTTATTCCAGTATATAAAGTATTTTTTGGTGATAAGACGGACAATATTAATGGTCTTTTGGAAGGTAGTGCCTTAGGAGTTTCTGATTTTGTTAACGCTTTTACGTCAAAAAATGATATAGATTCTTTCCTCGTAGATATTAAATATGGTTACACCTCAAAAGTAGCATATACGCCATTTTTAGAGTATATTAAGAATCACAAAAAGTTAAAAGATTTTGCAACTTTGCTCGAGGTGTTCCGTTTAGATTATTTTGATTTTCCGAGAATGTTAGAACTTTCGACAAATGATTATAATTCTCTATGTGATAAATATGGCTTAAATTGTTAATATGGGTAAAAAATTACAGGTCTTTACGCCATTAATGGATGAGCAAAAGGCCCATATAATAAAAGGTGCTAATTTAAAGCACCTTTTATTATCAGAAAAAACAGGTAAAGGGAAAACGCTTATTATTTTGTCAATTTTTGTATGTTTGAAAAATGCAGGTAGGCGTGATAAAATGTTTGTTTTAACTCCGAAATCAGCCTATGATAAGGAAGTTTGGGCAAAAGAATGTAAAGAGCATACAAATATTACTTCTATATCTTTTGATGAGGTTCTGAAAAAATCAGGAGAAAATATCACAAAGGCGTTAAAAGTTATAGAACTTTATGATTTGATATTCTTCAAACATACACACGTAAAGAAATATAGGTTAAATAACTTATTTACAGCATTTAAGTCAATTATTGTTTTGGACGAGGTTCATGCATTTAGGAATCCTTCTGCTGCTTTGACTAAAGAAATGAAGTCAAATTTAATAAATGTTGAATATGTATATGGTATTACCGCGACTCCGTTGTCTCGTGATTTATCAGATACATATAATATTATAAATTTGATAAAACCAAACTATTTAGGAAGTTTCTTTCATTTCAGGAGCACTTATTGCAATATTAGCAAGCAGGTTATAGGTAGGCTTCCAAATGGAAAGTTAAGGACTGTTGATAAGATTATAGGTGTGTTAAATGAGGCTTCATTTAGGGCAAAGTTAGAGCCAATTGTGTTAACAGGTGATAATGTCATAAAACCGATATTTTACAGAATTTCATACAAAATGAGTCAAGAAGAAGCCGATATTTATACAAAAATTGGTGCTGGGATCTCGTCTGGTATGAATATAAGTAGTGAAGATTGGATAAGGGGTGTTTTAGAAGGTCAATTTAAAGACGAAAAAACATATATCAGAGATATTCAAAAACATTCTTCAAGGTTTATTTATTTACAATATGCAGCAGATGGAGTGTTAAATAAAGATGGTTCTCTTGGTCGTGTAGGTTCTAAAATTAACAGGTATATTGACTTGGTTAAGGAAATAACTTGGAAAGGTGAATCTATGTTAATGTACTTCTCTTATTACGCTTCACTTGATATATTTGCGGAGGCATTAGAAAAAGAAGTAACAAATATTAAGATATATATCGATTCAGGTAAAAGTAACATTGATTACAGTAAAATAACAGAAGAAAGTGTTAAAAAAGTCCCACATGTAATTTTATGCACAAAAGCGGCAACTGAGTCAATTTCTTATTATTTTATAAAAAACGCAGTATTTTTTCACATTCCTACGACTCCAGACACTTTCACACAGTTTACTGGTAGAATAACAAGAATTAACTCATTGTACAAAGATTGTCTATCTGTTTACATCCCAGATTTTGATAATATTGACAATTACAAACTTAGATTAGTTTCACATAAAGCAGCACAAATGGAGCTTGTGACATCCGATGAAAGAAATATACCAGATTTTTACAAAGGTGAGCCGTTTGATGCAAAAAGTGTTGCAGACTATAAAAAGTATCTGTTATGGAATAACAAAAATGTTTATTTATGAAATATTTAGTAATATGAAAAAGTTAGAAATTCTATTAATTACATCTTCGTTATCGATTTATTTGTACTTGCTATTTTTTGCAAGTATTAACGTTGATGGTTTTTCACTGTGGGCAGGTATTACGTTTTTTGTTTTAGCACATTTTTTAACGTATTATCTTATCTTTTTAGGTCTTTTTAACTATATTTTAGATTCAAACGGTTTAACGATAGGAAGGGTGTTAGAAGAATTTAGTATTAAGAGATTTTTTGTATATTATTCAATTTTACATGGTATTGCTTTTGTTTTATTTTGTACATTTTTATTAATTTATAACGCTATATCAGGAGTAATATGAAAGAATATTTAGATTTAGTAAAAGATGTAATTGGTGAAGGTCATTTGCGTCCTAATCGAACGGGTATAAATGCTTTTTCGGTTTTTGGGAAACATTTGGAAATAAAGAATATTAATAAAGGTTTCCCTTTATTGACTACGAAATTTGTACCTTTTAACTCAATAAAAGCTGAATTATTATGGTTTTTAAGTGGTGATAGCAATGTGCAATTTTTGCACGATCGAAATTGTACTATTTGGGACGAGTGGGCGAACGAGGACGGTGATTTAGGAAAAATTTACGGTTATCAGTGGAGAAAAGCTGAAAAGTTTGTTAAGGGAAAAATAGAACATATTGATCAAATTTCAAATTTGATAGACGAAATAAAAAATAATCCTTCTTCACGCCGTTTAATTGTTAATTCTTGGAATGTTTGCAATATAGACGAGATGGCTTTGCCTCCGTGTCATACATTTTTTCAGGTATATGCTTCATTTACCTCTATTTCATTACAGGTATATCAACGTTCGGCAGATTTATTTTTAGGAGTTCCTTTTAACATTGCTTCATACGCTTTACTTTTATGTATGTTAGCACAAGTTACCGGTCGCATTCCAGATAGGCTTTTGTTTACATTTGGAGATATTCACATATACTCTAATCATTACAAACAAATGATGACTCAATTACTGCGAGAGCCTTTTTATAGACCCAAATTAGCGTTAAATCCAGATATTAAAGATATTTTCAAATTCCAAATGGATGATATAAAATTAGAAAATTACATACATCATCCAAAATTAACAGGAGAAGTTGCTGTATGAAAGGAAGGAATATTTCAGCAATTTTAGCATGTGATGACAATTTTGGAATATCAAAAGATGGTAAAATTCCGTGGTATATATCCGAGGATCTTCAATTTTATAAATCGCAAACATTAGGGTCTTTTGTAGCTGTTGGTAGGCGGACTTTTGAAAGTTTACCAAATGAAGCTAAAAAAGATAGGGATTACATTATATTAACACATTCTGCAGATAGTGTTAAAGAAATTGAAGGCTTCCCTACTGCAAAAGATATTTATGAAGTTTTTAGAATTTGCGATTTGCGAAATAAGAAAAAAGAGCGATCTTTGTACGTCGCTGGTGGTGCACAGACGTACCATGCTTTTGATGGTTATATTAACACTTATTTTATAACACATGTAAGGGGTATTTACAATTGCGACGTCAGAGTTAATTTAGAGAAAATATTAAAATATAGTAATTGTAGATATACTTTAAGAGTTGAAAAAGATTTTGATATTCAAATGGTAATAATGTAAATAATTATGGTAGAAGTTAAATTAAAAGTGAATAATTCCGAGGATATTCCAAATTATGCAACAAATGGTTCCTCTGGTTTTGATTTATATGTAAGTCACAGTGTTTCAAGTAAATGTGTGTTATTACCCAATGAGCGAGTTATGGTTTCTTCAGGAGTTAGCATGGAGATTCCATTTGGTTACGAAGTCCAAATTCGTTCTCGTAGTGGGTGTGTTTTTAACAGAGGTATTGCAGTGGCTGGTGGTGTAGCTACAATCGATAGTGATTATCGTGGTGAAGTAAAGTTAGTTTTACAAAATATAGGTGATTCTCCTGTTACTATTTCTCCGGGTGAGCGTGTAGCACAGGGTGTGTTATCAAAGGTAGAATTAGCAAAATTTAAGATTGTTAATGAATTAAGCGACTCTGCTCGTGGTTTAGGTGGTTTCGGTTCGACTGGTGTGTAATTTTGTGTATATGTTAAACAATGGAAGCAGAAAAGTTAAGTTTTTCAGATATAGAGCAAAAACTCGGTTCAGGTTATACAGATTCAGTTTATGATTTATTTGCAAATTTTTCGGCAGATTTATATGCTTTAGGTTTTAGTAATGTTACAATTGATTTAACTGTTAAAGTGAACGCTAAAGTAGGCGATTCAAAAATAGGGACGACGAAAAAGATTAAAGTTAATATTTAATCACAAAAGAAAAAGGCCTGTTGGCCTTTTTTATTTTACAGCTGCTTGATATGTTAATTTGCGAATTTAGAGATGATTCATGCAACTGTGTGTATAAATATAAAAAAGAGTGTAAAAAATATATAAATGCTTTTATTAAATCAAATTTAAAACATTTATGTGT